AGAGCATGAGACACTGGCTGGGTGATCTAGCAATCTCATTGGCTGCAGTAGGCGTAGGGTTCCTGATCGGGTACGGTGTGGGCCAGCCCAAGACTGTCACTGAGATCAGGGTAGTGGATCGCATTGTATGTGAGCCCCACTACCTGTACAACGAGTACATACTTCATGGTGTGAAGCAGGGCGAGAGCCTGAGTAGCATTGCGGGCCACTACTATGGCGAGGCGGGTATGTGGCGTATCATTGCCGGCGCTAATGAAGACGTAGTCACGGGTATCAATATGGTGTACCCTTACGAGGTGCTGCGCATCCCGGTGTGGGGCGCATGGCAGGAGGTAGAGGGGCCCGGCAGCGGTGTAATGGCCGACTCCCTGGCAACGGATGCCCACTTCGAGCAATACGATTGGGGGACACCATGACCGCCAACAAACTAGCCACCCTTCTTGTGCGTAAGCATGAGCTAGGCGGCAACGAACACTTAGCCGGGACACTGATCTGCGACAAGTGTGGGAAGCCGTGGAAGGAATGTAGCGGTGTGCGCGAAGCGTGGTTGTGTGACGAAATCATGCGACAAGCGGCTTGCCCGGCGGGAACAATCACTGGGCGCGACATCATAGCAGGAATGAAGATGGGCATAGTATGCCCCGGCGGCTCCCCCACTATCGCTGTCGGCCTGAACCTCTACGCCCGAAAGCTGTGTGACGCGGCGATCAACGCACAACTCGTCCACGATCTAGCCGAGAACGAGAAGCAAGTGCGGGAGTGGTTGGGATACGAGAAGCTGACCGAGCAAGAAGCGGGTGCAGGGTTTGAGGTCAGAGACTACTTCGACCTGCTTTCTAGCAACCGTCAAGCAGCCCTGCTGGATCTAGCACATTGGGGGAATATCCAGAGCGGGAAGAAGCTGCGTCGATATATCCTTGACGCCATTCAATGCGAGATCCCCATCTCTAAGTCCGGAGCATACGAGTTGGCCGCGCAAGAGATCTTGTTTAAGGACGGGCTTAACGAAAGCAAGGGCCGCTCCGGCTGGTATGACATCAGCCCCACACGGGCCGAGGAACTAGCCAAGATCATAGAGACTGACGAACTGCCCGCAGGGGCAACACAAGGAGAGAGCAATGAACTGTGAATCTAAATTGAGCAAGATCAAGGACATCGTGTCCGACGAGGCAACTGGCGATCTCAGCATCGTTGTATTGCATCGTGGGTGGGTATTTGTCGGAGAACTATCAGATAGCAAGAGCGGAGGCTTGCGGCTAGGCAATGTCCGCAATGTCCGCAAATGGGATTCAGGGGGATTCGGTAGACTGACCCGTGGTGCCAAGTCTAGCGGTGCCGTTTTGGACGCCGCGCAGCCGATGGAGTTTTATGCGGACGCAATGATCTTCAGCGCTGCGTTGCCGGAGGGATGGGATAATGCCTAACAATTATGGCTCTGGCGATGGCTATGGCTATGGCTTTGGCTATGGCTATGGCTATGGCTCTGGCGATGGCTTTGGCTATGGCTCTGGCTTTGGCTCTGGCTCTGGCTATGGCTATGGCTATAGCGATGGCTCTGGCTCTGGCTCTGGCTATGGCTTTGGCTTTGGCTCTGGCTATAGCGATGGCTATGGCTCTGGTGAACCGACACTTGCCAGGAACGATTAACCGCCCTCATGGGCAAAGGGGGAGGTGATGAGTGAGCCAAATGATGTTTGCCAAGACCGCGACCCGAACTTCAGGGGCCAGCGCGGGAAATTATATCTCGTGCGGTGCTTTGCTTGCGAACCAAAGCGTGGGCGGGAGAATTACGGCCCATCTGTGGCATTAGGGGTATGTGTGTTCTGTGGCTGGAGCGAGGAGACCCAAGATGACTGACACCGCAGGTGATTACCCGAAGCGCGAAGCGCAAGCTGATGGCGTTAGCCAGCAAGCCGTAAGTAGGGAAGAAGTGATTGCGTGGCTCAAGGGTGCAAACTGGGACGGCAAAGTCATGCCGATTATCCAAGCCACCCTAGACTTGCTTCAAGGTGAGCGGAGCGAACACATCTCCTGCCATGACCCGAAGCAACTAGAAGGGGGAGCCGATGCTAAGTGAAGAACTGAAGGCCCTAGAGACCGAAACAAGAGAAGCAGAAAAGCTCACTCGGGAAGATGCCTTTGAGTGGCTGGATCAATCTGGGCCGAATGTTGGGATGCCGCCATACAGCCATCGCCACGTGCTAGCAATCATTCGGCTGATGCGTGACGGTGAGGCCGCAACCGCCGAACTAGACCGCCTAGCTGACCGCATCACCAAGCTAGAGGGAGCGATGCGCGCATGGTGGCTGTCTAAGCGGCCTGTCGCCTGGGGCGAAAAAGAACACCGCGATTCTCCGAATGTGAATCTAGTCACGGACACGGAAAAAGGCCTTGCCGCCGCACTAGAAGGGGACTGTGAGCCTACTGCTAATCTAGGCAAGGTTAGCAATAGCCTAGTAGTTGAACCCAAAGTTGAGGGGGAGTGATGCGAGTAATCGAAGTCGAGAGGTGTGGAATAGACCATTGCCCACACTGCTTCCCGCACGAAACAGCACAGGGCGTGAACTACTGCCATGCTTATGAGACACCACCTGAGATCCATGCGGGAGTTAAAACATTCCCGCGAGTGTGCCCACTACTCGCCAAAGACAGCGACTAAACCCTAACCCCGGCGACTAATCGCCAGAAGGGACGAAACATGAAACTAATCCTTATCACAATGGCCCTAGCCCTGCTAATGCCATGTGAAGCGCCGGAAGAACCTACCGCAAGCGATAGGGGGGACTCGATACTCCCTGAATTGATCGAGCCTTACATCTACTGCGGTGAGGGATACTTAGAGCAGGGGCAGTCCTTTGGCTTTGCGTGGGGTGTGGAATGAAACACTTCATTCGCACAGTAACATTTGCTCTGTGATTGTGCACAAATACCGAGGAAACACTTCAGCCTTAAAGAGAGGTATACAGTATGTACGGTCCGAAGAATCACAAGTTTAGGTGGGATAGCGGATACGCCGAAGTCCCTGAGTGCGACCTGATCCGCTCAGTTGAAATCGAACTAGCCCCGGATCTCCATGACCATGATGCCGAAGAGGTGCTGAGAGCCGTGATGCTGCTGATGGGCTTCAATGTCACGGACAAGAACGGTGAGGAATGTCAGATGAGAAAGGAACCCTAAGGGTATGAAAAAAGACATAAATTTTCTGAAGGGCTTTGACGGGTCACACTTTTTAGAGAAGCGTGACTACCTTGGCTCGAGTGGCATAGGCCTGTGCATGCGCAAGGCCTGGTACAACGTGGCGTGGGCCAGGGGGTATGATGGGGTCATGGATCCCGAGGGCCCTGACCTCGAGTCCGTGTACAAGATGGGTGCCGGCAACGCCCTTGAGGGGTTGATCGTCAAGATGCTCGAGGCCTCTGGCTACAAGCTAGCCTTCACAGGCGAGGGGCAGAACGTTGTCACCACTGATTGGGGGACTGAGGGCCACCCCGATGGCCTGATCATTGAAGACCCTGATGATGGGTGCGAGGGGTTCATCCTCGAGGTGAAAACAACGGGGAGCCTCAAGTACGTCAGGGCTACGGGGCCGCCGGACTACCACCTGCACCAGACGGCTGACTACGTCTTCGGCAGTGGCGCTCCGGGCACCAAGTTCGTCTACCTGGAGCGGGGGTGGGGCAAGACCTCAACGATCATTGCCCACCGGCAGTTCCTCGAGCCGTACCGCGCGGAGAATGAGAGGCGTGCCGGCGTGATCAACAAAGCCCTTGACACGGGTGATGTGAATGCGGTACCGTGCACACCACAGAGTTGGGAATGTAAAAGCTGCGGGTTTAGACATCAGTGCAGCGGGAAGGACTAACTCATGGGACGAGTCAAGACCTGGGGCACATGCGATAAGTGCAGCGCAATGACGGTGCCACTAGGCAGACTGGGGCAGACGGGGCCTATCATAAAGGTAGTCTGCACGACATGTGGGACGGTTAACACTAGGAGGATCAGTGAAGAAGTACAAGACAGTAGGAGACCTCGAGCGCACGCTACGCGCACCACTCGAGTGCGGAGATATTAAGTGTGTGGTTCGGCGGCTCGATGAGGTGTTCGGCGCGGATGGGTGGAGTAGCAAGTATAGCGCTTGGCTCGATGAGAAGGACGGCCCAGGCCAGTCCATTATCTGTGAGCTTGAGTGCTATGTGTTCCTTCCCGAGGGGCCCGACTGGGGCAAGCACGGCCTGCACAAGGTCACCAAAAGGGATGGGGCCGCGATGACAGGTGAGAAATATGCGTATGGTATCGAGGAAGCGTTCGACAAATCTTTGGCGCGTGCAGCAATGCAGCTTGGGATCAATAGCCAGGATGCTGCTCGGTGTAGAAAGACCGATGCATGAACACGATGAACTGGACGAGCAACTCCTTGATGCGGACCTGTGGGAGATGACTAGGATGCTGCAGCTAGGCAAGGTCAAGGTGGAGGTGCGCCCAACACCACTGCCTCGGGGCCCTCTTGAGGATGCCGGTAAGGTGTTCGGGGTGGGGGTGGAGTACCGCCCGTCCCCGTGCCCTATTTGCAATATGCGCCACTGGAATGATGAGGAAGCCGAGGCATGCTGTAACCCTGGGATACCTCTGCCGGCCACAGTTATTGAACGTGTGGTGGAACTCATATGGCAGGGTGGGGGGCTGTACATGATCTGCAGTGGGCTAGGGTTTTGCGAGGAGAGGATCAAGCCCATCACGGACATGGTAGATACCATCTATGCCAGAGAGCACGGGTTGTATGGTGCAGTCGGGAAACAGCGGGCCGTTAACGCCAGGGAGTCTAAGACCGTGACGATGTCCGGCAATCTGGGCAAGACATGGCCGCCTACCCGAGTACCACGCCATGAGGTAGAGAGGAGAGCGAGGATGATGTGCCTATGAATGTGCCCATAAGCAGAACCATCTACGTGGCGTGCGACCCAGGCAAGAATGTCTGTGCGTTCGCCTGTCACGACAGCGGGAAGCGGGGTAAGAACAAGTGGAGTATGTGGAAGATCGATATGCCCGAGAACTTTGGGGCACGGGCGGGAGCCGTCAGG